AGGAGCCTAACATGAAAACTTTGATGCTGAATTTTTGGGAAGGCGCGATGCGCCAAAGTGACGGAGAGCAGGGCGCGGCACCGCCAGAGGCACCAGCCGCTGTCGAGGCTCCCGTTGTGGCCGATGCTGGTCAAGAAACGGTAGCAGATAGCGTTCCCCACGATGCTGCTCCCGATGAAAGCTCTGCGAAACCCCCGCAGGGTCTGCTTGACCGCATCGGCCAACTTACCCGTCAAAAGCGTGAACTTGAAGAACGACTGCAGCAGGCTCAATACTATCAGCAGCCGCAGGCTTATGAACAGCCGCAGGAAGCTGGTTACGATCCCCGCACCGTGCAGTTGGAAATTCATCGGCAGGCCCAGGAACTCGCCAAACATCAGGCTTGGAAAGATACGACTGACAAGATTTGGAATGAGGGCCTGAACAAGTTTGGCGATTGGGCTCCGCAGCTTAACAACATGGCTCAGATTTTAGGTGGTATTCCGACCACGCTGACAGAAGCTGCGATTGAAACTGGAAATCCGCAGGACGTGCTTTATCATCTGGCAAAGAACCCTGATGAAGCAGCGCGGATTGCGATGCTTCCGCCGACAAGGCAGGCGGTGGCGGTCGCAAAATTAGCGAGTGGATTGAACGCACCGAAACGTGTTTCGTCTGCTCCTCCGCCCATTACTCCGAAAGTGCAGGGTATCGGGTCTGCTCCGGCGACCCTTGACGATCCCAACATTTCTATGGAAGAATGGGCAAGATTACGCAACGAGGCAACTCGTCGCAGAAGGTAGGCGGGATCACCTTACGATCCCCCCTCTCTGGCCGCAGGGTAAGTGGTCTGGGCTGGCCCGACAAAGTGACGGACGCGGGCACCGTCGAAACGCAGGGGACTCCCCCATGCTTTTGGCATTTGAACAGCGCGTCCGCGCACTTACTAGGAGGGCCGTAGGCCATGTCGAATACAATTCTTACAATTAACATGATTACCCGTGAGGCCGTTCGCCTCTGGGTCAACACCAACTCGTTCCTGCAGCATATCGACACGCAGTATGACGATCAGTTCGCCATTACCGGCGCGAAGATCGGCCAGAGCCTGCGTATCCGCCTGCCGAACGACTACACCGTTCGCACGGGTCCGGTCGCGCAGATTCAGGACACGGCGGAAACCAGCACCACGCTGACGCTCGCCACCCAGAAGGGCGTTGACGTGTCGTTCAACTCTGCCGAGCGCACGATGTCCTTGGACGATTACTCCAAGCGCATTCTTGCTCCGGCGGTGAACAATCTGGTCGGCGCGGTCGCGGCGGACGTTATGTCTGGCGTTGAAGGCGGAGTGTCGAACCTTGTCGGCAACTTTGACGCTGCTGGCAATCTGCTTCGTCCGACGCTCGACACTTGGCTGCAGGCTAAGGCGCTGCTGTCCTTGCGTTCGGCCCCCACGGATAACCGCAAGTTCATTCTTGATCCGGTTTCCATGGCCCGCACGGTGCAGAACCTGTCCGGTCTTCTCAATCCTGCGACGGAAATCTCCGAGCAGTATCGCAAGGGTGAAGTTTATAACGCGATTGGCTTCGACTGGTTCGAAGATCAGACCGTTATTAAGCACACGACTGGCACGTATGTCGCTGGTGTTTCTCCGACCGTCAACGGTGCGAACCAGACGGGCACGAGCATCAACATCACGATTGGCGCTTCGTCGTTCACCGTTGGCGACATCATCACCTTTGCTGGCGTGAACGCGGTCAACCGCATCACCAAGGTTTCGACGGGTGAACTGCAGCAGTTCGTTGTGACGAGCTACGCTGGCGGTGTGCTGGGTATCTATCCGGCTATCGTTCCGCCGTCCGGTGGTAATCCGGTTCAGTATCAGACGGTTACTGCTTCGCCTGCGAACGGCGCGCAGATTAACAGCCTGACGCTGACGGGCACGGTTTATCGCAAGAACCTTGCGTTTATTCCCGATGCCGTCACGATGGCGACCGCCGATCTGGAAATGCCGAAGAACATGCAGGAAGTCGCTCGTGAGCGTATGGACGGCGTGTCGCTTCGCATGGTCACTGGCTTCGACATTAAGTCGGATCAGTTCATTACCCGTCTGGACGTTCTTTACGGTTATCTCTGGGTTCGTCCTGAGTGGGCCGTGGTTGTCGCGGACATCATCTAATCGCAAAAAGCTGGGGGCTTCGGCCCCCGGCATCTTTAAGGAGCATGGAAATGGCTAAAGCTAGACAGCAGTATCTCGGGGTTTACGAGAACATGGATTTCCCTGATTATAAGTTTGAGGAATATCCGAAAGTTGTTGGTTATCGGGACGAGAAAAAGACTGTTCCGATTATTGTTGGGAACGCGAAAGAGGAAGTGGAATTTATCACCACTGGTTCTCCGGGCGCGCATATTTCTCGAGAAGATGAACTCCAGGCTGAACTTGATCGTAAGGCTATGGAGTTGGAAGTTGCGAAAAAGCAGCTTGCTGAACTCAAGGCAGGACAGGACAAGGCGAAAGCATCTTTGCCGCTTCCTGCTGGTAAAAAAGAAGGTTAAGAAGTTTGGTGGTTTGAAATATAACCACCAACTTTTTGTATAAGGCGAGACAATGGGATCGAAAGTTTCAAGACAACAGTTTCTTTCCGCAGCCGCTGCGAATGGAAATGCTGAAACTTTTTTCCAGGCTGTGTCTGCTGATAAAGCCGATCCGAATTGGATACAATACAATTCTGCGGTTTGCATCAGCAATACGGACTCTCTTGCAAGTCTGTATCAAGTTCTATTCGGACTTGATGAAATGGACATGATAGAATTTTTCCAGCAAGCTGCGAAGTTGCCGGGTGGAAATAAAAGCTGCAATTAAAGGATTGGTGAAATGGTCGCTCCGACGCAGATCAGTTTAGGCATAGATCAGGCCACGCAGCAGATTTATCTGAATACTGCGGGGGTTTGGAACCCTATTGAACTGCCTGTTGGCGTCGTGCTGATTTCTGATTTGCCCACCATTGCCCCGACATCTGGCGTCGTAGTGCAGGTGAATGGTTATTATGCGGCTGGAGACGGCGGGGGCGGCGAATTTTATGGTGTGACTGGACGACCAGTTGGCACGTTCGTGGACAATGGCGGAACGATCATTTTGCCGTCTGGCGGTGATGGATCAGCTGCTTGGCTGCGCGTGGGTGCAAGAGCGTCAGATGGCAAATGGCTCGGAGATGCCCTGTCTGTTAAGTATTTCGGTGCGAAAGGTGATGGTTCGCATGACGATACTGCAGCTATTCAAGCGACCATAAACGCATTTCCATCTGGAAATGGCGAAGTCTCTTTTCCTATCGGATCATTTCTTGTCACCAGCACAGTGACTGTCGCGCAAAATCGAATGCACCTTGTAGGTGCTGGCATTTTTGCGACTCAAATCATCTTTGCCCCGACTGCAAATGCGTCGTGTTTTTCATATACAGCTGGAGCAAACTCGCTTTACCAGTGTTCGCTGGAAAACATGAGTTTTTTCAGTTCAGATTCTACGCATGTGAAAACTGCGATTAGTCTAAATGATATTCGCGAATTTGCGCTTGTGGACGTGGAAATCGGAGGGGGTGTTGTAGTTTTAGGACCAGCCCCAGATTTTTACGCATCGCAATTCTGGTCTGACGGTTCAAGTTCTTCTATAGGTCTTTATACGACTGGTCGAGAAGCACTTTCTGTGCAGCGATTCAAAGCGTATGCGGATAAACCGCTTGTGCTTGGCCCGAACCTGAATTTTACGACTCTTGATGCAGACCATTTTCACTTCCAAGATTGTTTCTTTGCGGCGACATTCAATCCGTGTGTGACTGCATTTGATGGTGTCTGTTTGACGAATGTTACATTCGACGGCTATCAAACTTGGAACTTGGGCACCCATGGGTTATACTGGAATGTCTCTATAGCGGCCATTGCAAGTTATAATCTTTCGATTAACAATGTTCGTCTTGAGCAAGGGCGTGACCCGACAGCTTACGCAATCTACCTAAATGATCCTGTCAACTCTATTTATAATGTCTCGATTAATAATTGCCGTTTAGATAACATGCGAAACGGAGTTTACGCTCGAG